CATTATAGGTGAGAGCTCGTTTACGGGTGCACTATCGAATGTTCAGGCTTCAATCGGGCGAATCGGCGCAAACTTTCTCGATGCAGGCGGTGAGGGCGGCGGTTTCTTCTCGCAGATTAAGCCGTTGCTTGTTGATCTCAAGGAAGCCCTCGGCTCCGTTGAAGCAATATCCGCCGATTTGGGCGTCAGCTTCGGCAAGATGTTTGAGCCGTTTGCAAATTCGGCCTCAAGCGCGCTGCAGCAGTTTACTGCGCTCGATCCGGCAATGCAAAAATCAAAGTTGTCATCAATAGCCCTCGGCGGTGCGTTTGCTGCTTCACTCGGTCCGGGCATCAAAACGGCGGGCAAGCTCGCCGAAAAGGCAAGCGGAGTGTTGGGCAGCCTTAAATCAAGATTATCATCGGTTTCTGCCGGAATACCGAAAATATCGGCGGGCTTTACAAAAATGGGTGCCGCAACGAAGAAGTTGGGCGGCCTCGGCGGTGATGTGAAAAATTTATTTAAATCTTTTGTTGATTTTGGCCCGAAAGTTAAATTTGTTTTATCGGCTCTCGGGCAGTCATTTTCAAATATCGGCAGTAAGGTGATAGGTGCTTTTTCAACACTTGGAAAAGGAATTGCGAGTAAGCTCAGCCCATTCGTCGGAGCGATAAAAAATCAGTTCGGCAAAGTAGGCAGCGCATTATCAGCATTCGGCTCTAATGTAAGCGCAAAACTTGCACCGATAACAGATAAATTCAAGAAAGCATTTGTTTCAATCGGCTCATATGCTTCAAATATTGCTTCCAAATTTGCACCGATAAAGGACAAAATATCGTCGGCACTCGGACCTTTGGGTGACGGTATGAAAAATGTGTTAAAGGGTGCAGCTTCATTTATTCCGGGTTTAACGAAAATGTTTGCAATCGGCGCCATTGTTGCAGCTGTCGTTGCTGGGCTCGGCTTGCTCAAGGAAAAATTCGGCGATCAGATTGATTCAATCATTGAAACAGTTAAAACGAAAGCTCCTGAGATTATAACAAATTTCGGCACGAAAATAACCGAAAATCTGCCGAATTTGATTGAATCGGGCAGCCAACTTATAACGCAGATTATGACAACAATAAGTACGCTGTTGCCGCTGATAATCGAGCAGGGCGCAAACATCGTATCGTCGCTTGTATCGGGTCTTGCAGCGCAACTTCCTACCCTTATTCCTGCGGCATTCGGGATTATAGTTTCACTTGTCACAGCACTGCTTGATAACCTGCCTCAAATTATAACGGCAGGTCTTGATTTGCTTGTGGGGCTTGTAACGGGCATTGTTAATTCAATCCCGGTGCTGATTAACGCCTTGCCGCAGATTATAACAAGCATTGTGGTAACGCTTGTTCAAAATCTGCCTAAAATCGTAGCGGCAGGGCTTCAGATTATAGCCACGCTTGTACTCGGATTACTCAAGGCGATTCCACAGCTTGTGGCAGCGCTTCCGCAGATAATCGATTCAATCAAGGGCGCATTTGCCAATGAGGATTGGAAAACAAACGGCAAAGAAATCCTGCAAGGGGTTATCGACGGCATTAAGGCCATGGCGAGCGAATTGTGGGCAGAGGTTACCAAAGTCGCTAAAGGCATAGCCGAAAGAATCAAAGTTAAGTTTACAAGTTCATCCAGCGGTGTAAGTGCCGATGTGCCGCAGAATGCGCGAGGCACGGATAACTTCGTCGGCGGCTTTACCTATATGAATGAGGGCGGGCACGGCGAGCTCGCATATCTGCCGAGCGGAACGCAGATTATTCCGCATGATATATCCGTAACCTATGCCAAGGAAGCTGCACGAATGAACACGGCGCAGGGCGGCACGGATATGGCCGACCTCGGCGAATACATCGTTGCAGCTGTGGCGGGAAGCTCACGAGAGTATGCCGAGCAGCTCGCACAGGGCATTGCCGGCATGAGGTTTAAGCTTGGCGATCGCGAAACCGGGCGCTGGATAGCTTCCCTCGGATTTGTGAGGTGATTTAATTTGAATTTCCATTATATCAACTCAAAAGGCGAGCGCGTTAATTTCTACGAAGCACCATATTTTTTTCAAAGCGGCGATTTGCTTGATTATTCGTGGAGCTATGACAGCGAAAGCGGCTTTAATTCAATATCGAATGTGCGCAAAGAGCCGAAAGAGCGCAAAGTAAGTATCGGCATTATCCCCGATACCCGATTATCATATGAAGAGCGAAAAGCGGCGGCTAAATCTGCCGCGGATCGACTTTTCGATGTCGTCGAATATGATGTGCTCAATAATGTTGACGGCTCGCTGTTCACTGATACGGGCTTTTATCTGCCCTGCAGGTTAATGAGCAGCTCAAAAAGCAATTGGGAAAGCGGCCTGCCGTTCATTTTTGAGGAGTTTTCGGTTGTTTCCGCCAAGAATTCGTGGATAAGGGAAATAAGCAAAAGCTTTTACCCGAGCGCAGCTTCAGGCAGCGCATCGGAATATCTTGATTATGATTTCGATTATAATTTCGACTATTCCGCCGCAGCCGTGGGCGTGGAACGCTGGAATATTCAGCATATAGCGCCCATGCCGTTTAAATTGACGGTTTACGGCCCTGCCGTTCAGCCCCGAATATCCATTAACGGGCACATATATCAGGTTTTCACTTCGCTTGCTGCAGATGAATACCTTGTTATTGATTCGCTCGGAAACACGGTTGATAAGCATATGGCGAATGGCGCGCAGCTGAGCATGTATGATTTGCGCGGTAAAAGCGAAAGCACATTCGTCCCTATTGAGCCGGGAAACATTGCCTTGCAGTGGGACGGCACTTTTGGCTTCGATTTGGAGCTAAGGATAGAGAGGAGTGAGCCGAAATGGAGCTCATCTTAACGGACGAACGCTATAACGATGTTAGGAGGCTAACCTTTTCCAATGCCGATTTTGATATCGGCGGTGAGAACGACTTTGAAATAACCTTGCCGCTTGAGGATTTTAAGCCGGATATTAAATTCGGCTGCTGTGTGTATGCGCCGGGCGGCGAATGCGGCGGCATAATCACAGGCAGGGAAACGAACACAGAGGACAGAACGGTTAAGCTCACGGGCAGCACCTGGCGCGGTATGCTCGGTAATCGAATAATAGAGCCTCCTGCAGGCAGCGCATATCGGGTTATTAGCGGCGAGTTAAATGCCGTTATTGGTGAGATTATAAACTCAATGTACGGCGGATTGATAGTTGCTTCGGAAGTTGACACGGGCATAACCGTTAAATATCAATTCGAGCGCTACACAACCGTGCTTGCAGGGCTTCAAAAAATGCTGAAGCAGGTGGGATATAAGCTTCACATCGAATATATGCAGCAGGAGGGCGGCGCTGCCGGCTATGCAGCTGTTTCCGCCGTGCCTATAATCGATTATTCGCAACGGATCGAGCTTAGTCAAGACAGCCGCGTTAATTTCACGATAGGGATCGAGAACGGCACGGTCAATCATCTTATATGCCTTGGTAAGGGTGAGCTTGAACAGCGTGAGGTAATTCATCTATATTTGCAGCGTAACGGCGAAATCAGCAGCGAAAAGGCATATTTCGGCGAGGACGAAATCGCCGCCGTGTACGAAAATTCGAACAGCGACGACCTTAAGGCAGACGGCCTCGAACATTATGAGGAGCTGCTTCAGGGAACTTCGCTGAGCATGAATGTTGAATCGCTCGGAATTACGGGCGTGGAAGTCGGCGATATCATCGGCGGCCGCGATTATGTAACGGGCACGCAGATTAAGAAGCCCCTTGCCGGCATGATTATAACGGCAAATTCGCAAACTTCAATTCAATATAACCTGGAGGAATGATAAATTGCAGATTGTAACAGGAAAAACGGGCACGCCGCATATAACGAGCGTGCAGGACAGGGCACTCAATCAGGGCATTGCCGGGCAGGGTGTTTATATACTGAGCACCGGGCAAAACCTCGAGCCGGAGATATACAGTGCGAACGAAATCCATATCAAGGACGGCGCTTTGCTTGCACAAGGCTGCCTTGCGGTTGTTGAGCACGGCTCATATGACACGATTACGATTGCAAACGGCACGCAGGGCATGAAGCGCAAGGATGTTATCGCAGCGCGTTACTCTTATAATGCCGAAAAGCAAACGGAAGCTATGGAATGGGTTGTGCTTCAGGGCACACCTGCGGCGGCAAACCCGGTGCAGCCGACTGTATCGAATACGGGAGATCTTCAGGCGTATGACAGCACAGTTGACATGCCGGTATTCGTGGTGAGCTTGGACGGCGTATCGATAACATCGGTTAATACGGTGGCCGAGCGCTTATATCCGCTCGGTAACGGCACAAAGCTGCTCTGGCAGGGTAACGAAATGCTCGGCGGCAGCGCCAATGTTCAGCTGGCCGAAAAAGTAAGCGAGCAGGCGCACGGCTTAATGCTGATGTTCGGCCTTGCGGATGATTCGTCCGTTTACGGCGACTACGGTACGATGTGCATTCTCAAAGAGCAAATCGAAATCGGAAATCATCAATTCGTTTTCGATTTGGGCACCCTCGTTTTCGGCACCAACTCCCGAAAACGCATAACGATTAATGATGCGAATATAACGGGCGAATATTACAATACGACAAAAGGCACAGCAGGAGGCATAACATATGACAATTCCAAGCTGCGCCTTATAAGAGTTTACGGGTGGTGATTTTATGATAATCAATCTAATAGCGGAGGGGCAGCAGCTCAGCTTTGTTAAAAAGCCGGAAACGGTTAAGGGCACGCGTGGCTACATAGTATGCCGCTTCAGCTATGTTTCAGATGAGTGGAAAAGCGGCAAACTTCGCGCAATGTTCAAAAATTCAAAGCTAAGTGATGTGTATCATTGCGAGATAGCTGCGGACGGCACCGTTGTTATTCCTCACGAGGTTCTTGCAGATCAGGGCACGGTCAGCATAGCAGCTGTGGCAGAGCATGAGGACGGTGTAAGGGTAACAACCAACACCGTGTGCTTCTATAATGACAACACCATTTACGGCGAAAAGGAAACCGACCCAACACCGAGCGAATATATGCAAATGATTAACGCTGCCGAGGAAGCACAAAAAATCGCTCAATCCGTGCGTGATGATGCCGACAGCGGCAAATTCAACGGAGCACCTGGTAAGGACGGAGCATCCGGCAAGGACGGCAAAGCTGCCACAATAGCGGTGGGCAGTGTAACCACAGGTGAAGCGGGCAGTGCGGCAAACGTTGTTAATTCCGGCACAACAAGTGCCGCGGTGATTGATTTCACGATTCCTGCAGGGGCTAAAGGCGAACAGGGTGCTAAAGGTCCACAGGGTGAACAAGGTCCCAAAGGTGAACAAGGTCTCAAAGGCGAACAAGGCCCACAGGGTGAACAAGGCCCCAAAGGTGATAAGGGCGATTCGGGCAATGATTATGTTTTGACCGAAAGTGATAAATCCGAAATAGCGGCTTCGGCAGCACCGCTTGTTGATATATCGGCACGCACAGGGCGCAAAACGCTTGATTTGAGCGATAATACAAGCCTCAGAAGGGCTTATGACCTTGCAACATTGCCTGCTGGAGCATATGATATCGTTCTGCAAAATAATGACGAGCTCGGCTATCTTGGCTACAAGCGAGATGGACAAACATCATTTACGCGCAACAATACCGTGAATGTATCACAGGGTTGCATAATCGTATGGCAGGTAGATGACTATATCGTTGTATCAGGGGATTTTGCGGGCTGTTATTACTGCACCGATTCGTCATGGTGGTACGGCAGAGCTGAGGGTGATTACATCCTGCGCAGCGAGCTTGAAAAATGGAAAAACACAACAAGTACTGTGACAGAGCCTGAGATAGCGGCGGTAGACCACACTTACACGAATTTTTCAAATGTGCTTACAAAAATCACCATAACAAGCGTATTAACAGAAGTCGGCGC